CAGGGAAATCAGGTTCACGGTCACAGAACAAGGGTGTCCGAGATTACACTTCAAGACTATGGAGTAGCAGGATACCACTCTCTCTCAGGTTCGGATTCAGGTAGAACGTTTATTCTTGGAGACGTCGGAAGCGCCACAAGAACAGTCTTTCTTCCAAATGCTTCAGCTGGGTGGACAGCAACTTTTGTTACAACTGGATCTATAACAAACTCAGGAAGAGTTATTTTGACAGGTTCTGCGAACACAAAAGATCAAGCCCCTTTCTGCGGATCTGTTATCGGAGCTGACAACGGTCAGACATCTAACTCGACAACAGTAGCAAATGTTGCTGGAAATGCAGGAGCCGCTGTTGCTTTCAATATTGGAAACGGTGCAGCAGCAGGTGATGTTGTAACAGTTGTTTGCGTCAAGGACGGAACGGGTAGCAACAAGTTCGTAGTAGACGGAAAAGTAGCAGTTTAACTTAATCAGGCTTAAAAGGAGTAAGAAATGCCAAAGGTAAAAATTACAGACAGCAAAGGCTTGGTTGTAGAAAAAGGATCAGGACTAGAAGTCTTTTCATCAACAAGTTTTTTAGGTGCCACAGAGATGAAAGGCTCTACAATGACAGGCGCTAGGAGAAGAGTTGTGCTCATTAACGAAGATGCTTACGGAGATGATAGTAGTATCTATCAACTCTCAGGCTCTGACTCAGGCACACTATTTATTATAGGTGATGTAGCAGCCGGAAGAACGATTATGCTACCGGCTTCTGTGGGATCAGGGTGGAATGCAACTTTCGTTGCCACTGGGTCTCTCACATCAGCAAGAGAGGTAAAGCTATCAGGATCTTTTGCAAATTGCACATGGGTAGGAAATGTAGTAGAAACAACCTCAGCTGGTGCCTCTGACTCTATCGTTCCTACTGCAGCAGGCGGG